TTGTGAATCTTACGGTATGGCATAAACAAATGTATAATATCTTGATTGCAACAGGCGAATTGTCAAGATTGGAACAGCAATGTTTTGAGCAAGATTGGAATGTTTTAATAACTAAATACAAGTTGAAATCATGATGCAAACGCAACACATTGAAAAAAAAAGTATCCGCCTATACTGCTTTAGCGGAAAAAATTAAAAAAATAAAAATTACAAAAAAATGAGTTTCAATGTGTTGCAAGTGTTGCGGAGCTTATAACTTATTATAAATTAGATAGTTATAAACAACACTTTGCTTTTTTTAAGTGTTTTGGAAGTGTATCACGCAACACATTTGATTTTTTTTTAAGTAATTCTATTTTTTATTTTACCTAAAAAGGTATATTTTTATTTTTTAAAACTAAAATTTAACAATGATTACTATTTTTAAAACACTTTACGGAAGTAAGGACGTGCCTTACCATGTAACCATGGAAAAGGTAATAGACCGAATAAAAAACGGATCCTCCGCTGCAACAATTCAAGCCATAGCAGATGCGGCAGATAAAGAGACAAAACAGAAGTTAAAACTTACTTTACCTTGCATTCTTTTTGCTGGCAATTTTTCAGAAAGAAATTCAAACTCCTTAATTAAGCATTCAGGGCTTTGTGTTCTTGACTTTGATGGAATACCATTGGATGAGATTAAATCATTTAAAGAAGTATTAAAACAGAATGAGCATATTACATTAATCTTTAAAAGTCCCAGAGGTAATGGCTTAAAGGCTGTTATTAAAATACCAGAGGCAAATAAGGAAAGCCACAAAAAGTATTTTAAGGGGTTTGAAAATAAATTCAATTACGATTACTTCGATTCGGCTTGTTCAAACATTGATAGGGTATGTTTTGAATCCTATGATCCGGACTTGTATTATAATCCAAATGCCAAGGTATTTGAATGTAATATTGAAAACGATGAAGGTTATCAAATGACAGAGAAAGTTCCTTTGCTCCCGATTGATAGCGAGGAAGAAATAGTAAATCGTTTGATGAAGTGGTGGGATGCAAAATATGGTTTTGTTGCTGGCGAAAGAAATAAAAACATTTACGTTTTAGCTTGTGCTTTTTGTGAATATGGAGTAAGCCAAGATTATGCTATTGGATATATTAACAACAATATTGTTATTGGAGACTTTCCAGAGAAAGAGGCTATAACGGCAATCCGGTCAGCATACAAAAAGATGACTTTTGGAACTAAGTACTTTGAAAATGAGCAGAAGATTAATAAAATCAAAAGTTCGTTTAAGGACTTAAAAAAAAATGAAATAATTAACAAGTTTGGCATTGATGATTCAACCTATACTGAAATTAAAGAAGAAGTGGATCATGATTTCTTTTGGTATTATACCGAAGAGAAAAAGCCAAAATTAAAAATAGATTCTTTGCTGTTTAAGAATTTTTTAGAAAGGCATGGCTATAAAAAGTTTTTCCCGCATGAATCAAATAATCCGACTTTGGTCTTTATTGAGTCAAATAAGGTCGAGGAGACATCATCGGACAAGATTAAGGACTTTGTATTAGAATATCTTTTAAGTAAGCGAGAAAACGAAGTTTGGAACTATTGCAGTACTTCCTCCAAATTGTTTTCGGACGATTACCTAACTATGTTAAGCACCATTGAATTAATGATGCTCAAGGATGAAAAGGACAAATCTTACATAGCATTTAGAAATGGCATATTAGAAGTAACAGCAGACAAAATAGAACTAAAAGATTACATTGATATTGAAGGTTATATCTGGAAGAACCAAATTATAAATAGAGAGTTTAAAAGGACATTAAATTATGAGAATGATTACAAAAGCTTTATAAACAATATTTGTAAGGATAAATCAATAGAATCTGTAATAGGGTATCTACTTAGCACTTATAAAGACAATACCAATAACAAGGCTATAATATTAAATGATGAAGTAATAAGCGAAAACCCAGAGGGTGGCACCGGCAAAGGTTTATTTATTCAGGGAATTAAACAGATCCGAAAGGTTGCTATCTTGGATGGTAAAACTTTTGACGACAAGAAGTCTTTTCCATACCAAACAGTTCAGCAAGACACCCAAATACTTGTTTTTGATGACGTAGTAAAGAATTTTAACTTTGAATCCAAGTTTAGTCTTGTTACTGAAGGCATGACATTGGAGCGAAAGAATAAAGATGCAATCAAGTTAACAGTGAAGGAAAGCCCGAAAATGGTTATCAGCACCAACTATGCAATAAAAGGCGAAGGGAACAGCCATGACAGAAGAAGGTTTGAAATAGAATTTGCCCAGCACTACGGAAAGAAAAACACTCCTTTTGATGAGTTTAAGAGACAAATCTTTGACGACTGGACAGTCAATGATTTTACGCATTTCGATAATTACATGGTCTTTTGCTTGCAATCGTATTTAAGAGATGGATTAATGCAACAGGATGCCAAAAACATCAAGTTAAGGAAATTTATCGCAGAAACTTCAATGGAGTTTTACGAATGGATCAATGACAGCGAAAACTTCAGGAGCAATACACGAAACAATAAGGGCAAAGCTTATGAAGCATTTGTGAACGAATATATTGACTACAAAAAACTATCAAGAAAGAGGTTTCATATTTGGGTTGAGAAGTATTCAAATTACAAAGGATTTATATTTTCGGAAGGAAATACACAGGGCGAAAGGTGGTTTATGGTTACAGACGTTAATACATTGGAAGATGCACCATTTTAAATTAAGAGACTACCAGCAGGAAATAGCCAATAAGGCTTTAAATATATTGCAAGCCAAAAAGATTGTTTACCTTAACATGGAAGTTAGAACAGGAAAGACTTGTACTTCATTAGAGGTGGCTAAAAACTACGGAGCTAAAAAGGTTTTATTCCTGACAAAGAAAAAAGCCATTGGGTCAATACAAAGCGATTACAAAAGCTTTGGGCATAGTTTTGAAATACAAATCATTAATAATGAATCATTACATAAAGTAACTGACAAAGATTTTGATTTGCTTATTTCTGATGAGCATCACAGGAACGGAGCATATCCCAAAATGAATATTGCTACAAAATTTATTAAAGAAAGGTTTTCACATTTGCCAATGATATTCCTTTCCGGTACGATTTGCCCAGAATCATATTCACAGATTTATCACCAATTTGCAGTTTCTGATTATAGCCCTTTTATTAATTATAATAACTTTTATAAATGGGCTAAGGACTTTGTAAATATTAAAAAGAAATATGTATCTTACGGTGAATTAAACGATTACAGCGATGCTAATATAGAATTGATACAAAAGTACATTAATCCTTATATTATAAGTTTTACGCAAAAGCAGGCTGGCTTTACAACGGAGGTTAAGGAAAATGTATTAACCGTAAAAATGAAGCAGCAGACATACGACCTAATTAACAAGTTAAAAAAAGATTTAATAATAGAGGGTAAGCAGGAAGTAATACTGGCGGACACAGGCGTAAAGCTAATGAGTAAGGTACACCAGCTTTATAGCGGAACGGTGAAGTTTGAAAGCGGAAATTCTATGATTATAGACGACAGTAAAGCCGAGTTTATAAAAGAAAGGTTTTCTGGAGTTAAAATAGGGATATTCTACAAGTTCAAAGAAGAATATAACCTATTAAAAAAGGTATTTGGCGAAAACTTATGTAATACAGTTGAGGAGTTTGACAGCACAGAAAAAAACATCGCTTTGCAAATTGTTTCGGGTCGGGAAGGCATAAGTTTGAAAAATGCCAAATATTTGATATATTTAAATATTGATTTTTCAGCGACATCATATTGGCAAAGCAGAGACAGGCTTAGCACGATGGAAAGGCTTAAAAACGATGTATTTTGGATTTTTGCAGAAGGTGGTATAGAGTTCTATATTTACAAGGCAGTTATGAACAAAAGGGATTTTACACTACAATTTTTTAAACAATATGTTAGAAAGCAAGATACAAGCTAAGATAATAAAGCGGTTTACCGATGCAGGTTATTTGGTGATTAAATTAATCAAAACATCAAAAAACGGAATCCCGGACTTAATGGCTTTAAAAGATGGTAAAACTATTTTTATAGAAGTTAAAAGACCATTGTTGGGCAAATTGTCAAAGGTTCAGGAATACAGGATAAAGGAATTAAAAGAATATGGGTTCGATACATTAATATTAACAGAATGAATTACAATAAAGAAAAACAAGAGATAGAGACTTTGGAGAATCACAAAGCTTTTTATAAAACAATCAAACAAATATGCGACAGAGATTTTGTTCTTTCCGGATCCAAACCAATGAACCACATTTGTAGCCTGCAGGACAAAATAGGGGTTTTCATTAAAACAGAAAAAGGTTTAAAGTTAGCAAACAAAGACCAGCGATTAAGAGATGCGGAATTTGCTGACAAATGGTTAGAAAAAGTAAGTTTAGATTTAATAGATTCAGGAATATCATGGTAGAAGAAAAACAAGCAAACAAAGTCAATCAATTTGCAACAAAAGGAAATAGGAATTTCCCAAAGGAAGATTTTACAAGAAATCATAAGAAATCAAAAGTAAAGTCAATAGCAGATCCAAGATTAGAAAAAATCAACATTTTGCTATCACACCAACGCAGAGGGTGTTTAAACAAAACAATAGAATTGCACCAGCTCGATATAATGAAAGCAAGGTGGGAAAGAGATGGTTATACCTTAACAGTAATAAACTAATGCTAATAAAAGATATTCAAGACTTGGAGGTTAGAAAGCTGGCACTAATAAGGCAGCAAGCTTATCAAGGCAAATCAAACATAGAACAACCATTATTAACTGCATTCCTTTTTAGTTCAACTCCAGAGGGCGGTTCTTTTTGGAGGAAAGTAAAGAATAAAAAAAAATAATCGTATTTATTTTTTTAATCAAATTTTTGTTTTAATTTTGGGCATGGATAAAGCAACACGAAATAATTTAATTCAATTTGGAATTGGGTTAATTATAACGCTTACTTTAATCGGTGCGTTAACAGGTATTATTTTAAAATTTTTAAACAATTAAAACAAATGAAAAAAGAACTTAATTTAATTATGGAAATATTAGATAATTCCATAAGTTTTCAACTTCATCATATTTCATACAGGATTGATGGAGGTTACTTAGAAGTCTATTCTAAGGATTCAAGACATTTTAGTGCTACTAAGTTAATAGGCACTATAGAAGGTATTGATCATGTTGGCTGTTATATGGAGTACAATGAAAAGTTGGACAAGGTAGTATTAGTAATATTTTAAACAAGTAATAATTATGGCTATAATAGCTAAAAATTCAGGCGGTGGAGATTATGCCCCAATGGAAAGTGGAATGTACGTTGCAAGATGCGTACAAATGATTCAAATCGGTACAATAACCGAAATAATAAATGGTGAAACAAAGACACACCACAAAGTAAGATTAGGGTTTGAGTTCCCGACAGAAACAAAGGTATTTAAAGAAGAGAATGGAGAGCAGCCTTATTTCCTTTCAAAGGAATATACACTAAGCTTCCACGAAAAAGCAACCTTACGCCAGCACTTGGAGACGTGGAGAGGCAAGAAGTTTACGGAGGAAGAAGCAAAAAGCTTTGATATAACAAAGCTAATTGGAGTTCCTTGCACTATTAATGTGGTTCATAAAGAAAGCAAGACTGCAAAGGTTTATGCCGAGATTGGAAGCATCAGCCCATTGATGAAGGGAACGGCTTGCTTAGAGCAGGTAAACCCGACACAAGTTTTAAGTTATGATGAGTTCAACTGGGATTTATTTAATAGCCTTCCAGACTTCCTTAAAAAGAAGATTGAGAGTTCTAACGAATACAAAGAAATGGCAACAAGTAAAGCTTTGGAAAACAATAAAACAACCGAAGAGGTCCCTTTTTAATATGAGAAACCCATTAGCAATATACAATGATTTTAGCCCGCTTTACGACATCAGTAAGGCGGAGCTTAAAAGTCTTGCCAAAGAACAGGCAGACTACATTTTAGAATCTGGATCATCAGAAAAAGCATTTGCCTTTCTTAAAAAAATATCAGAACTAATAGACAAGGTTGTCGATGGCATAAAAGACGATGCACTGGAGGAAGTAAGGAAAGGAAATAATCATGCTCATGGTGTTAAAATGAGCGTGGCGGGTAAAACTACTTATGACTACTCGAACGATGCTGTATGGTCAGATTTGAAGGTAAAAATCAAAGAACGTGAGGACTTCCTTAAGTCAATAAAATTTTTCATTGATGTAGTTGACGAAAACACTGGCGAAGTTACAAGAGTGATGCAGGCAGGCAGGAAGGTCACAGATTACATTAAATCTGAATTTTAGAATGTTAGAATTAATTATTATAATCATAGTAGCTGACTTAGTAATAAGTTGGCTACTATCAGACAAAAAAAAGAAATGAAAAAATATTTTGAAGACCCAGCAGAAAACACGAACCCATGGTTTCTGGTATCGTTTTTCTTATTCTCAATAATTTGCCTACTTTTAAAGGCATTACTCTAAACATCAAGTCCGAAAGACCATTTTTGCAAACGGTTAATTTCGGGCATGATACAATTTCACCTGATTTTTTTGGGTGCGATTGCAAAGGTCGGAGACGACAATAAAGTTCTTTTAACCGCAAACCAAATGCGAAACAATCAGAGGGGGAAATCCGAATAGTTATAGGGCGAAAGTACGCTGATAGCTAATACCAAGTTAGCGAGGTTTCAATGTTGGGTGTAACTTTCACGACACTTGGAAATTGTCTTTGCGGTTAAAAAAATGGTCAGGTGGCGGAAAAGTATAGACGCTAAAAAACTGCAATGAGGTATGTCCAATCCTCACATTAAACAAAAAGGGTATCAACGCAGGAGTGCGGAAGATTTGCAGGTTCACAATCCTGCCTTGACCACTTAGCAAGGTGTAAACGATAAGGAAATTTCGTCTCAGGTTTACATTAAGTTGCAGACGAACCGAAATGCTTACGGGTAACGGGGCTTAACTCATAAAGTCCAGAGAGCATAATCTAACGAGTGACAGCCTGAAAGAAGGCAAAATGGTCAGGTGGCGGAATGGTTTGGCGTTGGGATAAAAACTGAGGCCTGAGACATTGGTAGACGCACACAGTATTAATAAACAAAGAAGTGATTTATATAGGCGTAAATATAAAGAAACAGCTATATAAATACAGGTTCAAATCCTGTCCTGACCGCAACACGTATTTTCAGGTTTATTAGCTAAGATTGGGGCAGGTTCTGCTTGCTCCAACTTTTTTAAATGATTTAAACAAAAAACAACAATGAAACAAGCATTTAAAACTTGCAAGAATTGCAACATAAGTTATAACGTGAGCGACTCTCCTTCTCGAAAAGAAAATTGTAGAGATTGCTACAATGCTAACAGGAAGATAGTAAGGCAAGAGTTGGCGGAGAGAAATGGGTGTAGAAACTATGCCCACTACTTGAAGATGAAGAGAATAGAAAAAATCAACCAAGATAAGAGCCGAGAAGTATGGGCTGAAAATCTTTTAAAAACTTACTTATGACAAAGAAACAGATTAAAGAAAAGTACAAAATAGAACTCATCATGAAAGAAATGTGGGTTTGGGATGATGACCCGAAAGATGCCTGTTTATCGCTGGTAGCTTATAAGTGTGCCGAAAATCATTATCCTTATTTTACCATTGACAATGATGGGGATACGGGTTACTTTCAGTGTGCATCAGAAACCAAGCCGAACAAACCAAAACAGCCAAAGGTTGGAGATATTGGCTACTTCTGGGATAATGAGGAAAGTTATCTTTGTAGCGTATTGAAAAACATAGTCAATGATGGCAGACCAGCTTACTATTGTAGCTTAGGTTTGTGGTTTACCAATTTTTCAAAAGAGAAACAACCATGGATGAAATAATTAAAAATAATAAAAAAATGAGCAACGAAGCAATTAAATCAATTTTGGGCTTAGAACTGTGAGCTGCAAGACTTGAAAAAGGCGAAGTTTTATCTGGAGAGGAGAATTGCTAAGCTGGAGGTAATTGGTAAAAATAAGGAAAGAATGAATTATTTAACACGGCATTATTGAGGCTAAAAACTTAGAAGAAAATGGAAACAAGTAAGACTAAAAAAATAGTAAAATCGGGTGGTGTTTTTCGCCCGATGCTTTTTTCAACGCTGATGGTACATGCGTTGTTGAGGGGAACAAAAACACAAACGAGGCGTGTGGTTAAAGCTGGATTTGATTTAGAGAAAACCAGCTTGGCAGCAGTGCTACAGGATCAAGCATATTTTAAAGACGTTAATAGCCTTAAAAATATGTGGTTGGGCACAAAAATCCCAAACGCTATCGGTGATATTATTTGGGTAAGAGAGACGTATTTTGATACTTCCATTGTACCTAAGGCGGAGTTGTTTAAAGGGGTTGGGAAGAATGTTTATAAGGCCGACAATGCTTTTATTGGGTGTAATAATTGGAGGCCTTCGTTATTTATGCCAAAGGAGGCTTGCAGGCTTTGGCTGAAAGTGACTGATGTAAGGGTGGAGAGGTTGACTGATATAACTGAAGAGGATGCCGAAAAAGAGGGTTTGTTAACTGAGGAATTAATGTCAGAAGCTTTTCGTAAACATTTTGGATATTCAGTTGGCTATAAAAATTACTTATCTAAGCATACAGCTTTTGTAAAATGCCCTATTAAAAGTTATAAATCACTTTGGGAGTCTATTAACGGCAAAGGATCATGGGATGCTAATCCTTTTGTGTGGGTGTATGAATTTGAGGTTTTGAGGGATGCTCCTGAGGGGTTTAGGTGATTAATGATTATTTATGACCTATGACAAGACTCCAAAAAAGCACAGAGTATCATCTGCGATACTCTGTGAAAATTAAACAAAAATATCATCTCTATTAAGCACATACGCTGCCTGTGCTTATTGTAGTTTACATATTATTGGCGGCTTTGCAATTTTACAATTATGTTTCCAAGAGGGATGAATAATAAAGAAAAAGCTATGACAAACGAAGAAATTAACGAAAAGTACGGAATTGAACTAATTGGTAAAGAAATGTGGGTGTGGGATGAGGATAAATTAGACGCACAGTTTAGGTTGGTTTTGTATAAGAATAATGATAAAACTCACTCTTTCAAGTGTTTGTTTGGCTTTTATGCAAATGCATCAGAAAGAAACCCGAACGAGCCACAAGATTCACAGGTTGGAGATATTGGCTACTTCTGGGATTTCGAAAAAGCCTATGCCTATGGCGAATTGATAAAGATTTATGAGAACCAAACCCATAAATATGTGGCTTGCACCAATTCTTTTTTTATAAACTTCTCGAAAGAGAAACAACCTTGGATGAAATGAAAATAAACGAAGATTTATTGCAAAAGGTATTGCAGATTAAACAAAACGAAAAGAAACCTTTAAAAAGAGGCTTTAAAACGTGGCTTAAATATATCTACAATTACAAGAGCGAAAGTTTGTCTTTATGAATGGAGAATCTATTGCCTTTGACGTTTTGGACGATACATACATCACCATGCCAGCAGATGCAGGTAACGATGTCACCAGCGGAGGCATATTTTAAATCCTTTTTGTAGGAAACTTTATCTTGTAAAACTTTGTATTTTTGCATAAAAAAACTTGCTATCTTAATTAAAATAGCAAGTATGTTTTTTTTAACCTTAAAATATATAACAATGAAAAGACAAATATAATAATTATTTTTACATAAAAAATCAGTTATGGGATTTCAAAAAGGGAACGAATATTATAAACTAAGAGACACTGATGGTAGGGAATGTATTTATGATAACCCTAAACAATTAGGAGAAAAAGCTAAGGAGTATTTCGAATGGGTACAAAATAACCCGTTTATTGAAATTGATTACAAAGGTAAAGATGCCATAAAAGTAGAAATGCCTAAAATGCGTCCTTTTTCAATGGGTGGACTTTGTACTTTTCTTGGTATTGTTATAAATACATTTAAAAATTACAAAAAAAAAGATGATTTTTTGCTTATCACTACACACATAGAGCAAATTATAGACACACAACAGTTTGAAGGAGCAGCTGCTGGACTTCTAAACCCGAACATAATTGCTCGTAAGTTAGGTCTTATAGATAAGACTGATGCTAATATATCTGGCGAAGTATCAATAGTTTGGAACGAACAAAAAACTTACGAAAGTGAGGCTTAGTAAAAAACAAACTATTGCCTTAGATTATTTAGAAGACAATAAAACTATTGAGCTACTTTTTGGCGGTGGAGCGGGAGGTGGAAAGTCAATACTTGGGTGCTATTGGCAAATAAAACAAAGATTGAAATATCCTGAAACAAAAGGATTAATAGGAAGAGCATCATTAAAGACATTAAAAGAAACCACATTACAATCTTTCTTTTTTGTTGCAAAAGAACAAGGATTAAAGGCTGGAACACATTATAAGTACAATCAGCAGTCTAATATTATTTACTTTTCTAATGGTAGCCAAATATTACTTAAAGACTTATTTCTTTATCCAAGTGATCCAAACTTTGATGAACTTGGTTCTTTAGAAATAACAGATGCTTTTATAGACGAATGTAACCAAATTGTCGAAAAAGCAAAAAACATTGTTAAGTCAAGAATAAGGTATAATTTAGACCAAAATAATTTAATACCTAAAATATTAATGACTTGCAATCCTGCAAAAAACTGGACATATTCAGAATTTTATCAACCTTCTAAAAAACAAACTTTAGCCGACAATAAAAAGTTTATTCAATCGTTACTTACTGATAATCCAAATATATCAGAGCATTACAGAAACAACTTACTTACATTAGACGAAAATTCAAAACAAAGGTTACTGTTTGGAAATTGGGAATATTCAGACGATCCGACTATTTTAATACCTTATGAAAATATTTTAAATTCATTTACAAATACATTTGTAGAAAAAGGCGAAAAGTACATAGTTGCAGATATAGCCCGATTTGGGCGTGATAAAACAGTAATAGGTGTTTGGAGTGGTTTTAGGTTGTTTAAGATAGTTACAATAGCTAAGAGTGGCTTAGATGAAGTAAAAGAAGTATTAGAAAGGTTAAGGATTGAAAACCAAATACCATTAAGCAATATAATAGTAGATGAAGATGGCGTTGGTGGCGGTGTTGTTGATTTTGTAAAATGCAAAGGTTTTGTTAAT